AAGTGTGTATGCTTTGTCGGGGTAGGGGTAGAGAAGAAAGTTATTGTCCAAAGTAAACACCAGACGAGAAGGAACACCGCCCTCCACTGTAGTGTCGTCTTCTTGTCCTACGTGTCGATCTAGGTACTCGGAATAGTCCATAACCCTCAGGGGCTGACTGGACACACCAAGAGACTCGTCTTTAGCTATGCGGAAACTGTCTACATTGGCCACCTTCATGGTTGAAGGGAAGGAATACCTAGTTGTACCGGCCACAAGTGTTGTCTCACCAGAGACATGGTTAAATGGCCACTGAAATTCTCTTTGGTTGATAAAGTTTATCGCGTCGTTGACTGCATCCTTGCACTGTACTTGGATGCCACGGGCAGATGCAAATGTGCCTGTAGTAAGTTTTACCTCGTTAACACGTGACAACACACGGTTGGTGAGGTCTAGGTAGTCATAAGCCATTTATTGCCCCTTGAAAATAAGAAGGAGGGGTGCCCCCGAAAGAGCACCCCAGATACAACCCTTATGCAAGGTTGTATTTTGCAGTAACCAGCGCCTCTGGACGCAGGATTTTACGACCGTACAGGTGCATACCACGGCAGATGTCCGCGAAGGAATCTGGGTCACGGTATTTCTCTGTGTTGTTGATCTGCTCGGCAGTAGCAACTGCGGAGTCATGACCAGCAACAATGGCACCGTAGTTGGTGTTCTGGTTGGCAGTACCAGTAGTAGCTGCGCCAGTACCAACAGAAGGCAGGTTGTTAGACACATACACACGGAAGCCGTTCCACTTGGGAAGAGCCAAACCGTTGCGAAGTGCAGAACCGTCTCCGTAGTCGGCACTCAGGAAGCGCGAATCTTCATCCGCAAGGACTTCCATGAGGACAGGGTCGATGACAACCCAGCGGCCTTCTTTGGCGACATTGCCTTGGTCAAGCAACCGGCCCATACGGTTCAGCAACATGACAGGGGACACATACGCTGTTGGGAGCGCAGTAGCACCCGGCAGACGTGCTGCAACAGGGATGGAGTGGTTGGCAGCCGAAGAAGTGGTGATGTTACCGAAGTCACCTTTTTTCAGCTTATTAGCGGCCAACAGTTCATCTGTACCAGCAGCAGCGTTAGCCTTGTCACCAGAGATGGTGTCATTCACTGTGTCGGCGTTGCCGTGCAGTGCAGACTGTTTGTAGCCAGACAGATAGCCCAGAACCTCTTGGTCGTGCTGATCAGCAAGGCGGTAAGCCGCGTTGTTGGTCGACAGGTCAAGCCAGTTGACGTGGGAGTGTGCTTTCTCAATGTCGTCCATTTTGAAGGCAAAGTAGTTAGCCTTGTCAATGACCAACGAGAAGTCAGTGTCTGTCAGGTCTTGTGTAGAAATCGTGGTGCCACGCTTAAGAGCGGATACGCTGATTTCAGGTTCTTTGATGATACGAACAGTGTCACCTTCATTGCTGATCTCGCCGAAGTAGTCAGTGTTGGTGATGTCACCTACAACTGTGCTCTTACGGAAAGCAATTTGAACCTTTTTCGAATAGATTACAGGCGAAAACTTGCCGTTAGGCAGGTTAGTGTAACCCGATGCGGATGCGAAAGCCATATTGAAATCTCCTATCATGTTTGGCTTTAATATGTGTACTGTGCGTACACGCTATTGAGAACCTAGACAATCAAGTAAGAGGCTGGTTCGTGGGGGGTGCTATATCTTTTCAGACGGCCATCCGAGCAGACTAGGGCCCCCACTTGTCAGGTAGTTCTTAGGCTGATTATTCTTGTTCGATCCTTGTATGCTTACTGACTTATGTCGTAAACAAACTTACCAGACTGCATTGCAGCTTGGATTTCTTCGAAACGTGCGTCAAACTCTGAGGGGGACATCTTCTGGACATCCGACTCTTTAATCTGACCACCTGTTCCTTTTTCGTCAATCTTAGCACGTGAGGCAGGGCTCCTAGCTGGGGAGGTAGCTGCGTCTTTTGCTTTTTGTTTCTTTGCTACGGGTGTCAAGTTGTTGTCTGACTTATACAAGTCAAGTACACGAATAACACTCTTCGCGTCATCAGAGTTCTCATAGAGAGCGTCCTGAATCCATTTAGGCTGGGCATCTACCCAGTTGTGGAACTCATCCGACTCACGAAGTTCGTCAAAGTCTTTATGAGAGTTCCGAATACTGTTCTCAGCTTTAACCCGATCTGCCTCTGTACGGGCTTCATCAAGTTGGTCTATTTGAATCTGTGCCTCAGAGAAACGCTCTTCAGCCTTGCGCTCTGCAATAGCCTCAACCATAGAGGCCACTTCTGGGTTATTGTCAACCCACGCTGCTACATCTTCCTCAGACTTCAGGCTAGAAGCATCACCAGAGCTAATCTGACTTTGCAGCTCTGCCTCACGTTCTTTCCAAGCCTTCTCCTTCTTAGCCATGTGGCTTCTAAGGTCTCCGTACCTCTTCTTAAAGGACTTCTCCTCAGGGTCATCTTTTTCTGCTTCAGTATCTTCTTCAGCAGGCTCTTCCGACTCTTTGACAGGCTCTTCGGCCTCAGCCTCCTCAGCTTCAGGTGTGTCCTCTGTTTCAGGCTCACCTAGATGCTCTTTTAGCATCTCTTCTAGCTCTCTCTCCTCTTCAGCCATTCTGGCTTGCTTTGTGGCGTAGTTTACGCCTCGGCTGAGAAGAGCAGTTTTTTCTGGGGGCTTAACAGCCATATTTGGTGTAGACATTATTTATCCTTGTATGGGGCCAGCCTTAGCTGGGTAGCCTTATTGTTTCTTGTAGCGTGGCTTTACAAAACCACCCTTGTTAAATCCGCCGCCTCGTGAGACTTTGGACGAATAAGTTTCTTTTCCTTCCCTATCTGTACGGGCAGTTGTCCCCTCAGACTTTGACACCTGTGAAGACCTTGATCTTTGTTGTTGACGCTCTGCTAGGGCAGACTTGTATCCAGCATCACCAGCTTTCCTACCAGAACTGTCGGTTCTGCCAACGTACTGGGCAGAAGCTCCCGGAACAATGCCACCATACTTTGCCTCAGGCTCAGTACGGCTAGAGGGCCTTGCAGAGGGTCTTTTAGAAGTGATTGGAGCAGGACTCCTTCCCCCAGAACCACTTGTCACAGGCTTCACAGCCTTGCCAGTAGTTGTGGAACCTAAGCCCACTTTGTCCAGTGCAAACTCTGTAAGACGCTTGCTGGGGTCAAGAAGACCTCCGGGCTTAAGAGAGTTGTCTTTTGCATACTTATCCGCAGCACTCTTTACTTGAGCAGCTTCTGCTGTAAGACCTTGTGCCGCTAATACCTCAGCATTTGCCATGGCTTCTGCGTATCGTTGGGTTTTAAGGGACTTGTTAACAATTCCCCCGAGCAAACCTCCCGACAAAGCACTACCAACGAAGCCCCCGATTTGACCTAGAATGCTGTCCTCTTCTGAGCCACCTAGTGTGGTCATCGTTTGTTCAACAAGAACCTCTGGATTAGAGTAGTCGTACTTCTTCATCCACTTTCCGGTTTCAGTGAAGGTGTCCTCCGAGTCCCCTTCCTCACTGGTAGTGGGGGCAGAAGCTGGAGCGGCAGCAGCTTGAGTTTGTGGCGTCTCTAAAACACACATCTGAAGGGTCTCGTCCCAGACAGTACCCGGACCACAACGGTTCATCGCAGAGGGGGTAGTTACGGGGGCCCCAGAAGAAAATCCTAGTCCGTAGTCTGCAGGATTGAAGCTGGAAGTTGCACTTGGCGCTTGTCCTGAGAAATAGCTGTTATAGTCTGGAACCATGCCCCCCTGATTCATTTCAATAGGAGAGCCCATATTACCCTCTAGGGTTTGTACAGAGTCTCCTGTGTCTTGCAAGACAATGCCTTTTGAGGCAAGCACCCGAACAAACTCTGGGTCTCGGGCAGCCCTAACTTTGGCATTTTTGATCAGGTCGTCCAAGTTGGGGACAACCATTCCACCTTGGTTGTAACCAGATTCTGTGGGCTCACCGCCAACACGACCATCCTCCTCCATCTCAGACAAACCTTTCTTAGCCTTCGCCCTTAGTTTCTCGAAATGATCCACTCCGAAGAATTTAACAACGTCTGCGGGCACTACATACTCCCCCTCAGACAGCTTAGCGTCCACGTTGTCACGGACTTCGCTTGGCTCAGCACCAGTAGGAACTTCGTTACCAGATACAGGGTCTACCTTAGCTCCAGAGGTTTTTAAGCCTCCCTCATTGTAACCTTCATCTTTCATGTCTTATCCTTAGTGCTTGGGTCAGGGCCATTCACCTGCTCCCGCAGTGTCTTAATCCACCTAAGAGCCTCAATTTTACCCTGAGAACGAAACATCTCATCTGTTTCTCGGGCCTGTTCAAGCTGTTTGTGATAGAAATCTATGCGAGAGTCCATCTTGTCTAAGAACAAGTCCCACAGCTCTTTATTATTTACTAGTAGCTTAAGGTTCAAAAATTTGTCCTCACAATAGGATAGGTATTAAGGCTGCTAAAAGTTTGGAGTCCATTAGTTAGCACTACCTGAGTAGGAAGCTAGAGAGGCTTCAAGCTGAGAGCCTCCTCCTGTGTTACCAGAGAAGCCTTGTTCACCGGGCTGTGGGGCTGTTCCTGTGCCAATTGTGCCACCACCAGCTCCAGAGGTGTCTTGTACACCCCCCTGTGCAGGGGCAGCTCCTTGTGCCATCTCAGGCTCAGGATTTTGTGCTTGGAACTCTTTTAGTATCTCAGCTTGGATAGCGGCTTCTGCCATTGAGTTGGCAACCTTGTCAGCATCTAGGTCCATAGACTCAGCAATTTCTCGGATGATGTAATCCATCTTGGCAAACGGTGCCAAAGCTGGGTTTTGAACAACCTGAAGAAACTGCATGAGGCGTTGAGATCGAACCTCGTTAGCCATTAGTGAAGCTGTACCCTGAGCTTTAACCTCAAGATCACCTTTAATAGAGGGGTCGTAGTCAAACTGCATGTTGAACGAGAAGAAAGCCTTGCCCAATGGGCCCAGCAGATAGTCATCCACATTCTTAATAACAGTTCGTATCGACCCGTTAGCAGCAGACATAAGCATTGAGATGCCTGAAGCAGTACGTCCTACACCCTGAACACCCGTCTGCCCGTGGGCAAATGAGGGAAAGCCAGTTGACTCGTCAGCCAGAACCCGTGCCTTGTCGAACATCTGCATGTTCTCGTTAGACACATTGGGGAACTTAGTGCCAAAAATGGCTTGGCCGGGAGCACCACCCTGTCTGCGAAACACCTTGCCCGGATATATTGACAAATCTTGTCCCGGAGTCAGGTTAGTTTCATCAACCTCAATAACCAGATTGCCTGAAAGAGCAGCGTTATCCACTGCCATACGCATAAACCCATTCATAAGGGTCTGTGTGTCTTCCATGTTCTCTGCCAGCCCGATGCCAAAGAAGCTGTAAGGATTAACTTCATAGGGCACAGCGTAGTAGGGGATGATCTGTGGAGTGAAGGGGTTCATGACAAGCCGGATGACCTGACCATTACACACCCAAATGTTCACATTTAGCTCTTCAGAGTCCTTAAGTTCTTCTGGAATGTCTACGTCATAACCCTCTAGGTCAGACTTATCTACATAGCCCCAGAACTCCAGCACTTCGTAGCGGTGAGAACCACTTTCTTCAGCACCGTCTTCCATAACCTGTTCCCACCACTTCTTGTTGTAAGAAGGCCCGTACTCCAACGCCAAGTCAATAGCATTGTTGCGGAAGAAGGGACGACGTTTCAGAGAACGAATCTGTTGCCGAGACATCTTGTGCCTCTCAATAACAAACTCAGCCTCGTCCATGTTGTTTGCGTCTGGGTCGGGATAGAAATTCCATATTGAAACTGCGTCACACTGGGGGAGAGTTTTAATTGTAGGTGTGTATGCACCTTCCTCATCCCAATTTGCATATTCCTTGTCAACAGCAAAGGGTCCCTTCATGATGCCTGTGCCAAACAAAGAACACTCAAAGGCAGCAGTACGCATCTTCTTAGTTGCGTGGGACTCCTCAAACTGGTCGTGTATTTTCTTTTCCATTTTCTTGGCTGCAACCATCGCTGGATGAACCGTAACAGTTGTTGCAGTTTTGCCTTCACCCTCTTTGAGCTTATCTGCCACAGGACTAAGATTGCTCTTAAGGGCACCTAGCCTCTCTTGTAGGTCGGGCAAAGTCTCTCCGGGCAGCAGTTTATACTCCTCAGGAGAAGAGTCTGCCTGCGTACTCTGCTTAGCTGCCTGCATCTCAGGGGAAGTGTCAAAGTGCACCGCCTCTACAATACCCTCAGGCAGTGTAGTGGGGTCAATTGAGATTGGAAACTTGTTGTTGCCAAAGAGAACCTCAACAAGCTGACCATAACCCGCCAAAACCTTCGTCTTAGTAACCTTCACAAACACACGAGACTTTTCTGTGTCTGTAAACTGGACATCGGAACCGTAGATTCCACGGTAATTGCGATAGGCCTTTATAAACCTGACTTCATCAGAGTAACGTGCGGACTCTGCCCGAGTGAAACTTTCTTGCACCAACCCCGCGATACCACCAACAGCATCATCCGTAGACACATCTTCGCCAATGTCCTCGATAAAAGAGGACTGGCTGTCTTCCATGTGATGCTCTTGGTCAAATTCGTCATACTCGTCCATAGTTTATCCTTAGTATCCAAATGTAGGGTCTGATGCTTGAAAGCCTGAACGCTG